GCGGTGCCGGAGCCGTTTGCATCGACGTTGCCGGACAGCGTGTGTGTGTGATTGCCTGGATCGCTGGTCGTGTTAATCGTGTGCGTGTGCGTGCCGTCGCTGCCGTTCGTAGCGGCAGTGATGCCGGTAGTTGAGCTGTTTACGGAACCGGCGGCGGTGCCAAACCAAGCCTGTCCACCAGTGCCAGCAAACCCGCTGAAACTCACCGTTGTACTGAGTGGTACCGTGAGGGAGTGCTGGTGCGTTGGATCGGTGACGTTGATCGTATGACCGTGCGCGCTGCCGGTCGTGGTCGTGGTCGCCGTATGGGTATGGGCACCGGCGCCGCCGACCGTGATGCTGGCCAGCCCATGCGTATGTGAGGCTAATTCACCGGTCGTCAGCGTGTGCGTATTGAGCCCGACCGCATAACCCGGCAGGCCGGCACCGCTTACGCCGTCGCTTGATGCGGTATAGCCCGGCACCAGCGGCGACATGCGCCCCGCCGCCGCCGCGCCCATGGTCTCGAGGCCAAACGGCGTGCGCCCGCGCAGGTCCGGCAGCGTGATCGTCTTGTTCGCCGCAAAGTCGGCCGCCGCATTGGCGCCGCGTCCACCGGGCAAGACCGGGCAGGCGGTGTTATCCATCGACTGGTAGAGTTCGATAAACAGCTTCTCGCAGTCCGCATTGGCGCGCTCGTCGGCGCCCGAGACGGCGTTGCCGATCTTGCGGCCATTCGCACGCACCGCGCCGGTGCGAACGCCATTCGCGAATTTGAAGAACACCTCGCCGGTCTGGAGCAACTGCTCATCCGGCACGCCCTCTGTCGCATCGGGTGGCGCCGGGTTCGGAATGTCGTCGGTATCCCACAGCTGGGTGTTTCCCGCTGTCTTCACCCGCTCGCGATAGGACCCGAAATCGATGAAGACGGCCGGGAAGCGGCCATACGCATCCGCGACCACCGGATGCGCGTGCGGCGTGGTCAGGTCGGCATCCTGAAAGGTCGTGCGCGGCGTCGTGGTGCCGGCTTCGAAGAAATACGCAAATGCGCCGGGCGCACGCCGGTCTGCATTCGTGCGCGCGACCGTATTCGAGTGAGGCCAGAGAATGCCCATGCGAAACTCCAGAATGGGTAAGAGAGCGGGCGGCAGTTGCCCGATTCAAAGCGGGATGCGCCCGGCGAATGCGCCAAATCTTGTCTGGACGAGCGGGTATAGCGGGAGCGGGCCGCGCTGCCGCTCTACGCGCGACAGGCCTTTTTGGCGTTCACTGAGCCGTTCACCAGGGTTGGCCGCCCCGCCCGGCGCCGTTGATCAAGGACTTCTCCAAATCCTGGCGCAGTTTCCAGAACAAGCCGCTGCCCGCAATCTCGGCATCGGCCGCGTCCTTGTAGGTCTTGGTGATCTGTGGCGCGAAGTTCGTGCCGATGCCGATCGCGGACTTGTTCGCATCGGCGATGTTCGCGCCAACTGCCGTGGCTCCCCCGGTATCGAGGCCCGCAAGCCCCCCGTAGTAGCGGTTTGCGATATCGGCGAGCGAGACGCCCTCGTTCGTCGCGATGGTCGCGCGCGTCTTTCCGGCATCGTTGCGCAGGTTCGCCTCAGTAACTCCGAGATTGGCGAGCGTGCTGTTGATGCCGGCATTGCCAGTCGCGGCAGCGGAGGTCGCGCTCGACTCGAGCTGATTGTAGGGCGACAGGCCGGCAAGCCATTGCTGCCATCCCTTGTCGGCGTAGTCGCTGCCGAGCTTGATCGCGTCCGCGTCGGCATTGCCGGAGAACAGCGAGCCCGCGGCATTGCGCCGCCGGTTGAGCGCGTCGAGCGACGTATCGAGCTGCGTCGTCCACCCCGGCCCGCCCTGGAACGCCGCTCTGGCGCGCGCCGCTCCTTCCGCCCCGTTGATCCCCAACGCGTCGGCATAGAGCCGCGATCCCTCGCCGTAGCGATCCGCGAGTTCGCCAAGCGGCGCGTAGGCGCCGCCGTTCGCGGTCAGGTCGCCCCGCGCAGCCTGCAGCGTCTGCCGCGCGTCGCCCAGGCCGGCATCGATATAGCCGAGCGCGCTGTCGGCACCCCCGCGCAGCGCGTCGCCCGCGGCGTCATAGGCTGCGCCGAGATGGCCGCCCGCGTTCGCGTATCCGGCGAGCAGCAGCCGCTCGATCTGATCGCGCGTCAACGCCGTCGCATTGATCAGGTTGTTCTGCGCGGTGCCGAGATAGTTGCGCGAGGCTTCCGCCGCCGCTTCCGCGGGGGCGCCGGTGAATGCATCGAAAAGGCCCATGTGTCTTGCTCCTATTTGCTTCGCGGTGCGCTGCCATCACACCGCTCGTATGCGCGCTGCATCACTTCGGTGTCCTTGTTTCGATCAGCGTCAAAGCCGCGCCGAACAGCGTGACGTGCACGGGATCGGAGACGCGCAGCTTGATCATGATGCCCTTCGGCCCGGCGAGGCCCAGCCGGTTGACCGAAATCGTCTTGCGCGATTCGCCTTCCCGGCCGATCGCGCGGAACACCGGGCTGCTCCAGCGATAGCCGCCGTCGAGCGACCACGAGATCTCGACCTGCGGGTCGCTCTCGTTCTCTTCGCCCGCCGCACGCCCGGCCGCCGCGACCATGTCGACGTCGAGGCGGCCGATCGCGAGGCGATTGGGCGACGAGAGCACCGCGCCCGACACGACCTCGAACACAAGCGGATCGTCGCCTTCGCGAAAAATATCCGCGCCGATCTCGAACAGCTTGCCGCTGCCGCGATCGCCGGCGAGCCAGGTCGAGAAGGCTTTCACGGTGCGCGCGGCACGCCAGCTCTCCTGATCGTACGATATGCGCTGCGCCCACGTGCCGGTCGTGAGATTGAGCATCCAGCTCCACAATCCCGGACGCGTCAGCACCCAGAAGGCATTGCCGTTCGACATGTACACGGACGCTTCGAGCACGCTCTTGTCGGGCGTGGCCGCGATGTCGCGCGACACGTCCTCGGTCGAGACCGGCTGCGGCGTGTAACCGTTGAGCTTGTAGACGACGTCGTCCTGCGCCGCCCACGCCATCGTGCCGGTGAAGCCCGGCTCCCATCCGGCGATTGCATGTGTGCCCGCTAACCCGATCGGGATCGTGGCGACGAGGTCGAACGGGAACGGCGAAAGGCCCGCGTCGCGATAGACCTGGCAGAAATTGTCGCCGAACACGAACCACTCGTCGCGATAGGCGACACCGCGCAACAGATGTCCCGGCGCCGTCGCGAAGCTCAGCGAATTCAGGTTGACAGAATTCAGGTCGCTCGCGAACAGCCGTCCGTCCGCGATCGTGAAGGCGAAGTATCCCTTCACGCCGCTTACGCTGTTCGGCTGCGGCAGGTCCGCATCGGCGAAGTTGTCCGGCACGTCGTCGGTGTAAAGATTGAACGCGCCCTCTTCGGTCACCGCCACGGTGTCGGCGACGGGTGCGGCATTGTTCTTCGCGATGGTGACGAGCCCGGTGCCGTCGAGCGCGCCGAGATCGGTCACGCTCGTGACACTGCCCGCTTTCGCGATCAGCACCGCGCGGTCTTCCAGCGCCGCCAGCACATTGCCGTTGATCTCGATGAAGCCGCGGAAGCCCGTGCGACCATCGACAGTCACCAGCTCGCGCAGGCCCGGTGCGCGTACCCATTTCAGCGGCCCGCGCGCGCCCTGCTCTGTCTTCACCGCATAGGCGTTGACGAGCCGGCCGGCGCTTTCCTGCGGCCGCGCGCCCGGCGCGGAGGTGACGGGAAACGGGACGGCAGTCATCGGCTGCCCCGCGTGTCGCCGATCGATTGGATTTGCGCGCTGGGCGAGCATTCGGACAACGCTTGCCCGGCGCCGCCCGTGAAGGCGTCGAGAATGGCCATGACTTCTCCAAAGGAAAAGAGCGACAGAAAGCGTGCGCAACGCGCACTCGCTCGGCGGTCAACACACAGTGCGTTCGACAAGGTGCCTAGGCTGCGTCCCGGGCAGCAGATGTACGGTCGCGGCCGCTACGACGAGCGCTTGCCCCGCCGCCGCCGAAGTACATCCTGCGCCCGAGATACATCCCGGATCATGTCAGGCGAAACCTTGCGGACCAGGCGATGGACCGTGTGTCCCTTGCCGATGACGATCCAGCCCGGCTTGGTGATCCCTGTGCGCTTTTCCTCTTCGTTAACTTCTCGCATCAGGCTCCAAAATTCCGCTTTGTAGGCTTCGAGCGCCGCACCCTTCAACGGCCCGTCGCGCTCCTCGCGCTCCCTCGCAACGCGGGGGATTTCTGCGCACCGAACGCGGTCGCGCATTCGTTCGCCAGCAGCCCGACGAGCGGGTTGAACCACGCGGTCGGAATCTGCCGGTCGTTAAACGGGACGGCGCCCATTTACTGTCCCTGGTCCTGTGACGCGGCGTCGAGAATGGCGCCGGCGCCGACCATACCGGGCAGTGCAATACCAGCGAGCAGGTCGTTTAAGTCGCGCTTGCTTGGATCGAAGGCCGCAAAGCGGGAGCGCAGCTGATTGGGATTCCTGACGATAACGTGGTCGGTCGGTGCTACCTTTTCGAAGGCGCCTCTGGTATAATTTTGGATCAACATTGCATCATGGCCCGCCGCCCATGCGTCGCGAACCGCCACCGCCATCTCCTCCAGAGACAAACCAGTCGCGTCGATCCGGGCCGGTTTTTCTGCCCGGAGAACAAGAGGCAATACCTGTGGAGAAGAACCTGTCCCTAGACGAGCAGATAGAGCGGCAAAGTCGGATGCGTAAGCGGGGTCTCTTGTCGTCGAAACTCCTGTTTGAGCCAATGGACCGTGAGAGTTTCGGGCGGGCGGTGTTAGGGAAAAAGCCGGAAACTCCGTAGCCGTCCCATGGTAGACCGGCGCGTCGGTGAAGAACCCCATTTCCTTTGCTCGCGCCATTCGGCTGGCCTCGTCCATGGGTAGCGCTTCGGCAATGGCCTTTCCGGCGCGGCCGATCGCCTTGCCCCCAAGCTTTCCGGCTCCCGGAACCGCACCGAGCGCCGCCACCGTCATCGGCAGATATTCGCCACGGCCCGCGTGATACACGGCGTCCTCGGCCGAAGTTACGATTCCGACCGGCGAGACCATTTGCAACGCACCGCCGAGCTTCGGCCCGAGCTGTTCGGCAACGCGGGTCGGGACGCCAGCGGAGAGCAGCGTTTCTGTTACGTTGCGGTTGTAAATGTCCGACGGCGCTTCGGGCGAAGTGCGCATCTCCGCGGTCGAGGTCCACCAGGGTGGCAGCTCTTACTGCGGTCGGAACGTCTCGCTCGCGTACCGCGGGATGGGAGCGATGGGCGGGAGGCGCCCGATATCCGCCAGCGTCACGCCATCAGGAGGCAGGTCGAGATCGGCAAGCGAGGCCATCAGTACCCCCGCGCGCCGGCGCGCAACATCGGATCGGTCCCGAGCAGCCGCATCGGCTCGTTACGCGCCATGTCCTTCAGCCGCGCCATCGCGTCCTCGCGCAACGCGGCGGATTTCTGCGCACCGAACGCGGTCGCGCATTCGTTCGCCAGCAGCTCGGCAAGCGGGTTGAACCACGCGGTCGGGATCTGCTGATCGTTCACGACATCGCAGATCTCGCGTGCGCGTAGCTCGGCGAGCAGACCGTCGACCTTGCGATCGACCGTCGCCTGACTCTCAGCGTCAGGCGCCTGCCCTGCCCCGCCATCGGCGAACAGGTTCGTCAGCGCCTCGTCGATCAGATCGTCGCGGGTGCGGAATAACTCAGCCATTGCTCTGCTCTCTGGGCTGCGGCTGGCGCAGCAGGAATTGGTGGAAATTGCCGGGATAGGCGCGGTCAGACGCGTGGTGCGTGATGTCGAGATCGGGAACGAGCTCGATCTCGCCACCTGCCTCGCACCAGTTGCGGCAGAACGCGTAGTCCTCGCCCCACCACACGCCCTTGTGGGCGCCGTGGTTGAACAGATCGACCGAGAGATTGAAGCGCGGCCCGAAGCACAGATCGGGATAGGCCTCCATGAAGCGGTTGATCGCTTCGCGCGTGATCTTAAGAAAGCCCGCCGGCACGCGCGTTGCGGCAAGTGTGCCATTGCTGCGCACCACGGGGCGGCCGTCCGCGCCGACGCGCACGACGCCCATGTATTCTTCCTCGTCCTTCTTGAAGCGGTAGGTGCCGGCGACGACGTCGCCTGGCGTTTCAACAAGCATGAGCAGATCGTCCGGCTTCCAGGAGAGATCGTAGTCGAGATAGACGATCACATCGGCGCCGGCATCGAGCGCGCGGCGTGTCATCGTGGCGCGCGCCGCCGATATATAAGGACAGCCGACCTCCTGGACGTAGGCCTCGTCCCAGCCAGCACCCGTCACCAGCGGGATGGATTGCTCTAACGCGCTGATGTACGGGGCCGTTGGACCATGCAGTGAGGGCGTCGCGAAGACGACTTTCATGCGCGCTCCGCGGGAGCGCGGCTCAGACCAATAGACATGACATTTCCTGTGCTGCGAACGCCGGCCGGCAATATGCCGTTCAATCGACGCCTTGATCAGCCGGCCGCCGCGACCATTCACCTAGATGAGATGCGGTTAGGCAAACCACACAGCGCGCGAACTTCTGCTCTGATTGCGGCACCGGCCAAACGGCAAACGAGCACTGTCCCACCCATAAGTCGTTCAATCGATACCGGGCATGTCGTCTACCGGTCCTTCGATTTTCGCAAGAACTAGCAGCTTTAGTCGAGCCGCCAGCGCACGCAAACTCCCGGCCGTCTCTTCGTCAAACGACACCTCGTTGTTTGACGCGCTGTCGCCCTCATCATGCTGTCTGAAGATCGCAACCGAGACGTCCTCTTCCAGCCCCGCGAGGCCACTTTGGAACTCGCGCGCCCAAGACGTATCTGGGCTTTCCAGCGCGCCAAGGAGAGCGGTGAGATCTGCCACCAATTCTGAAGCAAAATCACCACTTTCAATGCAGCCTAATGTGTGAAGCATACGGCGATATTGCCTTTGATCGTAATCCGACATGTTCACTTATCCCCGTAGTACGTGGTTATGACTCCCCCGGTTTTATCATCTACAACCACTGACACGTCGTTTATTTTATCATAGTAACGGGTCGTCCCGGGCAATTTGCCCGGTTTCGGATTTCCTTGACGGCGCGCCTGGTCCACGACGCTCGGCATCAACCCCTCGTCCTGCATTTTGTCGAACGCATGGCCTGACGACGGCTGATCATTGAGTTTTCCGGGAGGGTTGCGCGATGGCGGGTTGTGACTACCCAAGGGGTATCCCTTGCGTCCTGTGGGAGCCGACGCCGGCGGCCCGTCAGGACGCCTGCCTCCTGGTACCCCTCCGATCGCTTTCCAGACCTTTGCGAGTATGTCCCGCCCCCATCGGCTTGCAAGCAGAACCGGCACAATGTCATCGACGCCAGCTTGCGACCTCTCGCGCAGGCCCCATCCGGTTGCGTCGTCCGGCAAGCCGGGAATGCGGAATGCACCTAACGCGGCGGCGCGCGGATCGTGCGGGACGGGATAGCTGTCGAGGTTGTCCCACCCCGCGTATTGCGATGCGCTGTGCTCGCGCCAGATATCCGGATTGACGCGCGGATCGATTATTCTGACGTAGTCATCGGATGAGGGGCCCGACTGCGCACGCGCGTCGTCCGGAAGCCAGAACGGCGCGCGATTGTCCTCGCGCCAGGCTTCCGGCTGAGCTACGGGACTGATCGCTCGGACCATATCGACGAAGGAGATCCCTGCGCCCGGCGCTCCAGTTTCGGGCGCGGCCCACGGCATTGCGGCAAATGGGCTCACGTCAGCAGGGCCAGACGCCTCGGCGCCAAGCGAAGCCGGATCCTCACCGTCCCAGTCTTCAGATGGCGGCGAATACGGCGGCACGCCCAAGGTAGCGAGCGTCACGCCCTGTGGCGGCAGGAAATCGCGTCCCACCATGTCGTAGAATACCCGCTGCATCACTTCGGT